AAAAAGAGGTTAATAAAAATACAAAAACAAATAATAAGCCAAGAAAATTAGTAGAAAATATCTATTATTTTTAATTATTTAATAATATAATTTAATTTATTATATTATTAATTTATTCATTTTCAACTTCATTTTCATTTGTATCAGAAATAATCGTAATAGGAATTCTTGTATATTTTACATTATTTTGTTTTTCTTTGAAATTCTCTATTAAATCTATATACAGAGGAAAATCATTGGTATAATTGTAATTATTAATAAGATCAAATTCATTTTCAGAAACTTGAAATGATTCATTAATTTGTAAGACTGCCACACCTCTATAATGTGGATGATAGAAATAATTGAATTCGACATATTTGGAGTAAACAGATAATATATGATACAATATTTTCCATACATCGCCAGTCCATGGAATCAATGTTTTTAATACACCATCTTGATATTCGTGTTTAACTGGTATCTTTAATTGTTCATGATAATTCAAAGGTATTATATCATCAAGCAATATTTTTCCATTTTCATTTAAAAAACGAATGCTATTATTTATGTCTTTAGCAACCTGTTCACATTGATGTAGTCCATCAATAAAAATGATATCAAATTTGCTATTGGTATTTGGGTCTAAAATTTCAAAGAAATCATCCGATGTTTTAAGAACCAATTTTTCAGATTCAAATTTTGGCGAAGGATCAACCCCTATTTTATTTTGCATCTGAACGTTGTTAAATGTATATCCAGTTTCTACACCTATTTCCAAATATTTGTCATCACGGCTGCTAACAGAATTAATTACATCGTGTCTTTGTGAGAAATCCGTATTATAATTTGGTTTATACATATAATTATTAATAATCTCATGGTTTTCACACGATTTGTATTTTATCATAAAATATTTAATTAGCACTTCAGGTGTTTCATCAATTAATGTATAACATTTGAATCTTGAAAATCCATATCTATCTAAAATATAATGTAATTCTCCAATATCACATTTATTTTCAATCAAGAAAAAATCATTTCTAGGGTTTTCATAGAGAGAAATAATTTTCTCTATATTCATACTTAAACTGTCAAGTCCAACTATACAATACTGTTTGTCATAATCCAAATTCACTACTTTATTACAATATTTATGTTCATATGAATCTTCTCTCTCCCAAATTTTACTATGATTATGAATATACTTTTCATCCTCGTGCGCATCAAGAGTTTTCATATGTTCTTGAATTTTAAATCTTTCATAAAAGATCGGGCTAATAAAATTGGGACCGATTCGATTTATTTCTTCGTTTCTTATTAGTGAAAAATTATTATTATTCTCATTCATATACTGAATATATCCGAACTTATGTATTTTGGCAATTTTTGTAGTTATAGCGGTGCGAAGTATTATTTCATAATCATCACAAATAGGTAAAAACTCACAATAACCACCCGCTTCAATTAGCGTAGTTTTTCGCCAAATCCTTGGGTGGTTCGGACAACACACAAGGTGACTCAATGTGATATTGTTAATATTTGGGGTATTATAAACATTAACCCATTTATCACCATATTTTTGACAATAATAACTGCCATAACCCTTGCAAATAAAATCACCAAAAAAATGATTATTACCATTTTCATACAATGAAATACAATCCATATAAATAAAACCGACATCAGGATTGCTGTCAAAATATTTAGCTGAGTCGTTTAAAACAAACGGCAAAATTTCGTCGTCGTGGTCAAACTCCAAGACGTATTTTCCTCTACATAATCCAACCGCCTCATTTTTTACATTACCAATATTGCCATTATTTTCACTTTTTCTATAAAGACGAACTCTCGAGTCGTTTATCATCAATTTTCTTAAAAAATTAAAATGATCGTCGTCTGGCGAGTCATCAATAATTACGAATTCCCAATCCTTCAGTGTTTGAGCTTTTAAACTATTGTATGCTCTTTCAATTTTATGGTATGAGTTATATGTTGGTGTGAAAACAGAAAAAATGGGGCGAACTTGTTCTCTCTCAAATGTACAATTATGTACGAAACAATAATTAACTGCTCTGTTAAACTCTTCGATATTTGGTATTTCTTTAAAATGGATCCAACGATTATGCATTCTATCCGCTATTATAGAGTTAACATTTGGTATATATTCAGCTTCATCATCACCATAAGTAATTAATATTTGGTAATTTGAATCAAACATTTTGTTCAGGTCTTCTTTATCGCTTGTAAAAAATAAAGAGCAATTTAGCTTTTCGTTATTTTCAATAAAAAAATTGTCGATATTTGAGTGTTTTTCTAATCTATAAAATATAATATACGGATACTTCATTATATTTTATTATTTAAAATAATTTTTAAATTGATATTTTAAATATTATTCTAATATTCAGGTGTATGTTTCTTAAATAAACATCCTTGAGCCAATAATCCCTTAACATCAGTGGTTACAATTCCTGGATTTTGATTATTACAATCAGTCATCCAAATTTTTATAATACAGAAATTTTTCTTAGGCGAAATTGTTATCCCAGTTACACAATTTACAAAGTTGGCATTTTTACTAATTGAACTGCCAACAACAACATATGTTAAATCTTTCCAAACCTTGTACACATGTTTATTTGAAACCTTGTATGAAAAGCATCCTCCATTTCTATTTTTTGGATCTTCCCATGTAGGTTTAACACCTTCCCTCATCATAAATAGCATACAATTTTCTACAAAAATAGCAGGAAGTGTTTCGGTAACAGCTAGAGTGTCTTCAACTGTGGCAAATGTTGAAATTGGAATATAGCTCTTAATACTCCAATCAGTATTATGAGGTAAATGAGCCCAAAGTGTCCATTTATCAGATAAATCATGATATGCCGTGACAGGTGAATTAGTTGATTCCATATTTGAACTATAAGTTGCTGTGTCCATTGTATTATTATTATGCTGGGATAACATTCGTATTTAAATATCTCAATTTTTTTTTAAATTGTTTTAACTAAATATATAATTATTTATTATCACCAGAATCATTTATAGTTAATAATGTGTTTCCATTTTTATGGTATCCATTTTTTTCCACCAAAATGCTTTCATTTTGGTCAGTAAAATCTAATTCAATTGTTTTAACATTATGATCTAAGATTTTTAGATTAAATGTATCATCATCTTTTATTTCTTCACTAATTTTTAAAATTTGTTTTAAATAATATATAAAAAATTGTTTAGTGAAGCTATTTCCAACCATATAAAAGTTAAATTCATCTGTTTTCAAATCAACTTTGTGAGAATTGTTATCTCCAACTTTAAATTCAATAAGTAAAAATTTAATGTCAGAAGCTTCAGAAAATGATAACGGTTCCTTTAAATCATATACTAATTTTTTATTTACACAACTCTTAGTATCATCTAGCCAAGAATATATCATAAAATCACAATCATCATCACTTTTATCAACTTGATTTCCATTTCTAATATATTCAAGCATAGTTACTATACCAGATTTAGGTTTAATTAACAAATCCAAATCATTTTTCAATTTAAGTAAATTAGGATTTTCTTCAATTTTCTTATTTACTACTCTAATTAGATTCGTATATAAAATTTGAGCTTTGCTATATAAATAAATAAGGTTATATGAAACCGATATGATTAGTTCTTGATATTTTTCGGGATAATTTCTTTTTAAATAGTCATTTAATAGAATAGCTAATATTCCAGTTCTTAATAGTGTGGTTAACATTATATAAATAAATAAATAAATATATCTTTAAACTATTTATTTATTAACTTTGGTAGGCCGGGCTGCTGGTGCCATTTGGAATCGGGTTATAATAATTTTTGGTTTTGTTTACTATATTATCATTATTATGAGGATTGGGAATAATTATATTTGGTGTGTTATAGTACACAGGATTTTTTGACGAGTTGTATTCAGGATCGTAAACTATAATATTACCTAAAGCATCTATAGTTATCCCATCTCCACATTTAGTTTTTGAATCTTTTCCATCACATTTGTAATTTAATGAACCAGTAGCAGCATCTAAACCAAAAATATATAACAACATACTTACTATTACTGTCATTAAAATAAATGGAATAAAAACAATAATCCATGATACTGCACTTAGTCCTTTTTCACATAATATATTTAATAATAATGTTACCATAACAGTTACTATTACTTTCATAAAAGCTGTATTATAAAGACCCTTAAATGTATCAATAAGTATTTGAGTAAATGAAAATATTAAATAAATAATTGCTGGCGCACATAAATTTATCATTATTTATAAATTATATTTATATTTTAATTCCATTTTTAATAAAAGTGGAGCAAAATGCTAAAATATTTGGCTATACCTTTTGTAAAACGTATATTTAATTTTCGTCAGCGTAAAAGAAAGGTTCGCCTTCTTTTAAATATCCAATTTTATCGCCTTGTTCGCCATCTTCACTAAGCTCCCAAATGGAACCATTTTCTAGATCATTTGTACAATAATCAATGTCATCAATTGTAATAATTTCCAATTCTTCCTCTTCCTCCTTTTCTACCTTTGTAGGAGTAGGAACAACTTCTTCCTCTTCCTCTTCTTCTTCTTCTTCTTCTTCTTCGTCTTCACTTGCTTCAGTTTCAACTTCATCTTCATCTTCTTCTTCTTCTTCTTCTTCTACTTCTTCGTCTTCCTCTTCTTGCTCTGCATAGACACGACTCAACTCCCTCAGTAGCGCGGGCTCTGCTCGACGATCCACAAGCCGCCCCTGGCCCTCTTTGTCTTCAACTTCCTTTTTAATATCAGCAACTACTACTGCTTCAATGACATCTTCTTCAATGACATCATCATCTTCTTCGACCGTGAGGGCGGCTTCTTCCAATTCTTCATCTTCAATTATAATTACTTCTTTTTTAAATTTAATAGGTTCAACAATTTCTTCTACCTCGTCATCTTCATCATCATCATCATCATCATGATTTTCATCTATTTCAAATTTAATATTCTCATTTTCACAAGCAGAAACAATCGATGGTTTAATAATATTAGAAATATATGATTTTTCATGATTCATTTGTACAATCTTGATGCTGTCGCTAGGTTTTTCTTTTAAAACCTTAACTTCGTCATTAATTGATTCAAGTTTATCTAAAATCCTACTAATTAATGGTGATATTGATTCGTATTTCTTCTCAATTTTATCAAGCTTGCTTTCGACATATGCCATTTCTTTTTTAACTAAATCACGAGTCATATCACTAATGCTTACAAACATACCTTTATCCTCAACTATATCAGAATCAGAATCAGATTCACATCCTTTATTAATTTCATTCATAACCGAGGGAAGTTTCATAATTTGTTTATGCGTTTTTTCTAATAAATCATATCTAACAATATAGTCCTTCAATATTACTTTTAAACCATTTTTAATTACATTTTCGATTTCGAAAACTAATGGTTCAATATTAAAGCTGTCAATTTTACTTTCTGTCATTCTGTAATAATTAATATATAGCTATTCGTTTAATATGATTTAAAAAATAATTTATCTAATTCATATATGAGCAATAATATTTCTTTAGTTGAAACTGACCAGATAGACGAAAAGATTCAGAAGATTATGAGACAAACTGATTATTCTGAAAATGTAGCAAGAGAGAAATTAAAAGAATATAATTTTGACGAAATTGCTACTATCAAAGCTTATTTAGGTATAACTGAAAAAAAGGCACTGCCCATTAAGTCTGTGAATCAAGAAATATATAGACAATTGCGTTCTAGATTAAATTCAAACATGAAAGACTATCAATCCAGAGTTGAAAAGGGTGAAGTTAAAAAAATTGTCTAAATATATATATATATATATGTCTTCGTTAAAGAGTTATTTTAGAAAAAAACATAAATATGAAACTCAAGCAGATTTAAAAGATATGACTGCTGAACAAATTATTAACATTAATCCTAATGAGGTAGGATATTATCTTGATGAAGAAACTGGTGGAATACCTTTAGAAGGTGTAAAAAGAAGAGCTATGTTTACATTATTAGCTTTAAAAAGAGCTCAAAAAACAAGACCTAACGAGAGAGCAAGGCAATCATCAATAAATAACTTTTTAGTAAGAGAAAATATTAAGTCTGATCCAGAAGTTGATAGTTTAATTAGCAACGCTCAAGATGAATTAGTCAAAGAACATATTGTAAAAATGAGAGAACAATTAGGAACAAAGGATCTTACAAATAGATTGAGAAAACTTAGGGATCAACAACCTATCCCGGATACAGAAGAAGAAGCTACATTTAGAAGATTAGATGTTCTTAGAGCAGGAAAAAGAAAAACCCGAAAAACCAGAAAATCAAGAAGGTCATTTGGAAAAAATATTTCAAAAAGAAACCGTAGAGAGAAAACAAAAAAAGGTCGCAAGAGAACCAAAGCTTCGGTAAAAACACAAAGAAGAAAATAAAGAAACACTATATTTTAATAATTTAAAGATTAATAATATTATTAAAATATGTCAGTAAGAAATTTAGCCATACAAGTTTATTCAGATATTCATATTGAATTATGGAATAAATTACCAGAAATACCAGTAAAAGCAAAATATCTATTTTTAGCGGGTGATATATGTATTAAAAACAATCAATTATTTTATAAGTTTTTGGATTATTGTTCTGAACGGTGGGACAAGGTATTTTATACTCCAGGAAATCATGAATTTTATGTAAATAATAAAAATTATAATCAACTATTATTTGAATACAAATATGAAATTGAAAGGAAATATAAAAATATATATTTTCTTCATAATGAAGCAGTTAAATTAAATGATGAGATTGACGTATATGGTACTACATTTTGGACCAAATCTCCGTTTGAGGGAACATATGAAGCAAAATTAAATATAAATGATTATAATAAAATAACATATTTTAATCAATCTAAAAGACATGTGGTTGATTTGGATATAGGTTATGTAAATGAACTTTCAGAAACTTCTTATAATAAATTGAAACAACATTTAAATAGCGCCACAAACCCAACTATAATTATGACACATTTTCCTCCTATAAGAAGTGGAACATCTGACCCTATTTATTTGGCTCAAAAAAGAAGATCAAATTTATATTTTGCGTGGCCTGATGAAACCATAAACAATTTTGATTTGACAAAAGTACCGTTGTGGATTAGTGGTCACACTCATTGGTCATATGATATTAATAAAAATGGAAGTAGATTTGTAAGTAATCAATTAGGCTACCAATCGGAAATGGGTAAAACTGGTTTAAATGAAGATGGATTGTTTGAAATTATTTTTTAGATATTTTACGTCCTTTTGACAACTTAATTTGAGGTATATGTGGTTTCGTTATAGTATGTGTTATACTAATTGGTGCCATTAGCATTGTATTTATATTGGAAATATAATCAACTGTATAAATTATAAAAAAAACCAAAATCAAAAGTAAAATTTGAATAAAGTTATTTTTTATGTAATTTATTATTGAGTTAAAATCATAAATAGATAAATCGGGTTCATCATCAGTCATTTCCATAATATAATAAAATAAAAAATAATATACTAAATTTAGAAAAGTATATTATTTATTGTTGTTGAGATAATCCAAATCTTTCGCTAAGAATGTTATTCTTGGTTTGTTTTTTTTGAAGTTTCTTTTTAAACTGATAATTATTAGAAGGAATAATTTTATTATTAATAATAAAATCGTCATTATCTTCATGTAATTCTGGTAGAATTCTAGTTAATGGTTTATCTACTATCAAAAACAAACGCTCATTTCTTAATAACGATCTATATTCTTGAATATTTAAGTTACCATAATATTTTTCAAGCATGTAATATGGATTTGGAGCAGGCTTAATATTTTTCTTATAATCATAGATTTTTGAATAAATATGATTAATAAGATGATATCTTTCAAATTTAGCAGAACTATCAATATTTTCTTCCATTAAATAAGCAGTCCCACATTCAGGACTACAGAAACAACCATAAACATGATACGAATCTTTAATAAAATGCTTAGGAATATAAACTGGAGGATTATCAAATTCATATGTACACCAAAAACATGCTGATTTTTTATCAGATATATTGTTAATATGTAAATTATGCTCTAAAATCTTTAATTTTTTCCATACTTCTTTAGTATCATTTTCCTTAATTGATCGATCATCATCATCGTCACAATCATTCTCATCATAAACTATCTTTGCTTGTTCTTGTTTATTAAAAATATTTGAATCGCCATTAATAATATCATAAGTTAATTGATTTGTTGGTTGAAAATTAAAACTTTGAATTTCAGAACCTTGTATCAAATTTGATTGTAAATCTTTTAGCGAGCATTTTAGATGTAAAATAACATTTGGTTTCGGTTCTTTATTATTGTTAATGGGAACAATCTGTTGAATAATTTTTCCACCCTTAGGTTTTCTTCCGCGTTTTTTAGCTACAGGTTTGTCTTCGTCACATTTTTGACTTTGAGATGAATTTAAATCCACATTGTTTTCGGTATCATTTTCATCTTCTGAATTTACTAGATCACTTATTGTGTTAACGTTTGCTTCAGACTCAGTATTTAATTCTTCAATCAATACATTAATATTTTCAGTAGAAAGTACTGCGGATTTCTGAAGGGCTATTTCTTCAAGTTCTTTTTTAGATTTTCTTCCACGTTTTTTTACGACTGTTGTTGTACAAGAATCTTTATTCATTTAATGTATATACTAATAAATAAAAAGATTTAAATCGTTTTACAATATATTTAAGCCATATTAATATTATTGCCTGTTTTTATTTGAATAACATTTTCGACAAACTGGGATATAATTATCAGAACCCACAACAGTTTGGTCTGTCTCATTTGTTAAACGCATTGAAAATATTCCTGGAGTTCCATTTTTACATAATGAACAGAGTGAAGTTAATTTAGTAACTTTGTCACAAAGCGGAATTAAATCAAGAATAGTTCCAAATTTTTTTCTCTCAAAATCTCCATCCAACCCACAAATATAAATCTTTTTTCCGTCATTTAATAGAAGTCTAACAAATTCTTCAAGGTCGGGGAAGAATTGCCCTTCATTTATTAAAATAACTTCACTAGTTCTAATTTTAAACTTATCTTTAGTTCTTGAAACGATTTCAATGTCTTCTTCCAAGTCTATTGATTCAGCCCATAAATCCAATAGTCTCTCTGTTTTCATACAAGGAATCTTTACTTTATCATGAGTCGATAATAGCTCGTCATCGTAACGGTTGTCAATTGTATGATTAATTACTACAACTGATATATTACAAAATTTACACTGTTTATAAATCTCGACTAAACGAGAAGATTTCCCAGCGTACATGCCGCCAAGAATAATTTCCAAATAAGCAGAATTAGATTGTGAAGTCATATTATTGTTATTCATTATATATCTTAAATATTTTAATTCATTTTTTTTAATTAATAAAAATACAAAAATTAGGTAATTATGTATTAAATAAATATTATTTATATATTTAATGAGTAGTAGCGGAATACCTTTCGTAGAATTATATAGACCAAAAATCTTTGAAGATATCGTTTTAGATCCCTTAAATAAACAAATTCTTAAAAATATAATAGAAACATCTTATTTTCCAAATTTACTTTTTTATGGCCCTCCTGGAACAGGAAAAACGACTACAATTATAAATCTAATAAACGCATATCAGGCAAAGTTGAATATTAAAAATAAAGACCTAATAATTCATTTAAACGCATCTGATGAACGCGGCATTGATATAATCAGGAATCAAATTAATTTCTTTGTTAACTCCAAACCATTATTTCATACTGGAATGAAATTTGTTATTTTAGATGAGGTTGATTATATGACCAAAAATGCTCAACAAGCATTAAGATACTTATTACAAAATTACACCGGAAATGTTAGGTTTTGTTTAATATGTAATTATATTAGTAAAATTGATGAAGGATTACAGAACGAATTTATACGTTTAAGATTTAATCAATTGCCTAAAGATGACATTATTCATTTTTTAAATCATATTTCTCAATCAGAAAAACTAAACATCTCTCTAAAGTCATTATCATGTATTCAAAAACTATACAAGTCAGACATTAGAAGCATGATTAATTTCATGCAATCAAATCAAGATATTGTAAAGCTTCAAAATAATGAGCCTATTTTATATATTATTGACTCGGATGTCTGGGAAAATATTATCGAAATGATATTGAAAGGAGAAAACATAGAAGTTGTTAAAGATTATATTCATAAAATTAGCACTGAATACAATATTGATAAAAAAAATATAATTAATGACTTTTTAAATTATATTATTCGAAATCAGTCTAAATATGTAAGTAAGGACTTTTTAAATTTTGTTGAAAATTTGATGCATTCGCAAATTCAAAACAATAACACACACATTTATTATTCTTTATCGAGACTATCATCATTCATATCTGCGTAAATATTTTTGTTATACATATTCATTCTCATATGTAATTTTATCATAAATTCATTTGGTGGTGAGCTTTTTGATGGATCAAAAAAATTTTGCTTAAGGCTGTATTCGCTTGTTGGGCTTGTTGCCTTCATGGATGTAGATAAGTTTTGCTTAATTGGGATAATAACGACCCTTTCATTGATGATGTGTTGTCTTGATATCATTCTTTATATTATATAATAAAGAAAATAATTGAAATAAATTTAATATAAAGAATATAAAGATATAAGAAGATATTATACTATAATGGCATTAAACCAAGATATTGACAAAGAATGGGAAAATTTTATATCATCAAACTATGACGATGATGATATATCATCTGATGGAGAAGAAGTTACTGAAATATTACAGCAAACTACCGAAGAATTCATTTCTGCCAATTTATCTGCCGATATGAATTCTGAAGCTCCTAAATCCACCAACATTTACATTTCAACTAAAACCAAAATTGCGTATTTAAATACACCTATCGATTTGAAGCTTCTATTTTGGCAAGTTCCTGTTATTGCTTATGCTAAACCATGTACCGGAGTTGTTAAAAAACAAATGAAATTCAATACTAGCACTCCAGAGGAATTAAAATTCATTCAAGATAAACTTCAACATGAGACATATTTTGAAGAGCATGTTATTACTCATATTGATAACCCGACTGGGAGAATTAAATTTAAGGATACTCGTAAACTTACTATTGGTATATCTAAGAAAGATCTCTTAAGTTATCGCTGTAAGAAGAAGAGTGCTTTCTATAATTGCTTTGTTTTGATTCTTCGAACCAAAACAAAGCAATTATAAAAAG